CTCCATCGCCATCTCCTTGAACTCCTTGGTAGCCATGTTTGCGTTCTCGATAGACTTCCAGTCCTGAAGCTTGACTGCGCCAACGCCTAACGCCTGGGAAAGGTTATACATCGCTCGACTTGCCTCGTTGATTGAGCCGCCAGAGAGGGATGCCCATGTTGAGATACCCTCCATTGCAGTTACCGAGGTGTCGAGGTCGATGCCCTGAGAGGTGAACTTGCCGATGTTGGAAGTCATGTCGCTCAGACTGTAGCTGGTTTCATCCGTGAACCAGATTAGCTTCTCCAGAGAGCCATTGACCTCGTCAACGCTCTTTCCGGTAGCAGCCATGATGGTCTGAACAGCAGTGGTCTTATCGGCATACTTGCTCCATCCCTCGGTGATCTGGTCGATCGTGAGGGACTTCACCAACTGCTCGCCAGTTGTAGCGACTTGGCTTCCAATTTTCAGGAGAGCTCCAACAGCTACCGTCTCCAGCGCTGAGAACTTAGACGAGACTGTTTCGACAGAGCGGCTCAGAGATGACATATCGCATTTGCTGGCGGCAGAACTTAATCCTTCAAAGCTCTTTGCCGCATCATCCAGGTCAAGACCCTTCTTGAGCTTTTCCAAAGTGGATAAACTCGTTGCGACGCCAGACTCGAACTGCTTATTGTCGAATCGCATTTCTACGACTCTTTCGTCGATCGTCGTGCTCATAGCTGTGTAACCTCCTTCCATGCGTCATTTGCGATTTGGTCAAAAATAGGCTGGATAGCGGGGTTGATGTAATCTCTCCCTTCTACCCAGCCTCCGGTTCCGGTGCCATGTCCATATTGCAGGATAATGGCGATCGGAACTCCATTTTGAATGTTTGAGTTCTTAAATGTGATGGACGCTGATCCATCCTTCTGCGTGATCTCATAGGACCAGGACTGTGAAGTCAATCCGGAGTCAACAGGCGTCGCAGACGCGAGGGCGGCCACTCCAGCGCGACCGTACTTATCGAGATCACCGAGGTGAACGACCTCTTTTGCTCTTTCTAAGAATTTGGTCAACTTGGAAAAGTCACCCTGCTGTCTGAAAGTTACCATGTTGTGCGCTCCTTTCTCAAAGTGAGAAGATGGCTTCGCCGGTTAGGCCTTCTTGCAGTAGTCCAAAGAGATCCAACCTGCTCCGGACTTCAACTTGCCCCACTTGGTAGCGCCGGTCCCGGTAGACTCGGCCACAATGGTGTAGACGCCCTTGTCTTTGATGGAACCGGTGGTCGCATAGCCAGTGCCAGGACCCTTGCGAATGTTCAGTACGCTGGCTGTAACCCGAACGGAGTAGGACTTGAAGGTGGAGCTGGCCGATGTTTGGGTAGCGGATGCTTCCTGCGCTGTGGCGCTGGTAGTCGTGCTACCCATGGCTGCTTTGACATCCTTTCGGAAACCGTCCATCGTGTAGCTCATTCCAAGCCCGTTCCACAGATGCTCGGGATCGCCGTGGTTAGAGGCGATTCCCTTGGCGCATCCTTCTTTGTGAGAGCAGATAGCCGTCAGCGGGTCGAGATTGTACTCCTTGCAGAGCATGGCAAAGAGTGCTACGGCGGACTCATAGGTCCGCTTCACGCAAGCCTGGGCAGTAGCCTTATCAGAGCAGGTGAAATTCGCTCCGCTGGTGTACTTGATGCAGGCGGGTTCGCACATTTCAACACCGATATGAGTATTATTGGCAGAGCCACCTGCGTGCCAGCCTCTGTGATTCCACGGAAGCGTCTGATAAACTGTGCCATCATTGGCGTCGATGAAACCGTGAACACAAGCGTTCTTATAGGACGCAGTGTTCCAGTTCTTGATGAACACCGATGCACTGGGCTGCGAACAGCCAACAGAATGGAGCATGAGTCCTTTCACGGTGATCTTCTTCCCCGCGGTGTAGCAGGGATTCTTTGTCATGATAGATTGAACCAGTTTCAAGCTGGATACCTCCTTCTTTGCAGTGTTCGCTGCGGCCGAAGAGGTAGCCGCAGCATACTTGTCATAGTAGACCTGACCGTATCCGGCGCGTTTTGTCTTTACAGACTCACTCTGGTCGGCAGGCCGTTCAAACTGGAGCAGTACGGCATCAGATGCAGTCCGAACACTGGAAGCAGATTTCAGCGTGCTCAGGACAGTCTTATAGCTGTTAGTCAGCTCCTGCATCAAGAAGCCGAGCTGTGTCTCCAAATCGCCGATGGACTTGCCAGCGGCCTTGGCATAGGCCAGCAGGGCTTCCTTTCGGCTCCAGTAGGTCCACTGGCACAATCCGTAACCAGCGCTGTCCTTTGCGAAGTTTTTGTACTTGCCACTATCAACAGCGGAGGTGTAAGAAGCGTCGGTGTAACCCAACGACTTCTCATAAGAGTTCTGAAGATTGGTCGGGCTCAGTCCGCTCTCGGCATACAGGTTCCCCATCAGGCCGGCAACACCGGCATTAGTCAGTCCTTTGGCCTTCAGGTAGTTCCAAATTTTCTCTTCATTAGTTGTTCCGGTTAGGGACATGGTGTATCACCCTCTCGAATGTGACTTCTTCCTTCGAGCCGCATTCAGAGCGCGGTTCCTTGCGAAAATCTCCTGACGGCTCATCTTCTTCTGCGGTGCGTTCTTCACATTGCAGACATTGATAAGCGTCAACAGTCGGCTCAGATGCCATTTCTGGCACTCGAATGGAATGTTATAGGAGACCATCCAGTAATAGATGATCTCCGCAGTGATCGTCTCACGATTGGGCGGCTTATTTCCATTCTTTGAGAAAGTCGTCGCAGTCATGGACGCATCGATGTAGGCAGACACTTCCTTGATGTTTTGTGCCGTGAGCGCTGTATAAACATTTGGGTCCACATTCTGTGTCAGAGTCATACACCTGACATAGTCAATGAACTCATCTGTTGTCTTCTTTTTCGTTGAGAGAAAGGGCTTATGCCACTTTGACTCCCATTTTGAAAGAGAGACCAGAGAATGCTCAAGGGAAAGCGTCTGCTGTTTGGTTGTGATCGGAATGAACTCATTATTGACCTCGTCATACTCTTCACCAATCACTTTTGCTGGCACTACAATCTTCAGCATCTCTGATCGCCTCAGTTATGCATCAGACAGCGGACGTAGCAGTGGTGGCGGGCAGCGTCTTGGCGCCAGCAGCCTTCTGCACAGGAATAATACCGTTGACAAAGTCAGCAGCAGCTTCGGCGTTGGTGGCCAGTTCCATAAACAGGTCGCTGTAGGCCTCGGTCTGGGCAAAGGCGTCCCGGATCTCCTGGGTCTTGATGAAGCGCCGGCCGTCGAGAGACTTCTCGCCATAGGCGCGCAGGACAATGTCCTTGAACATGGCGATGATCTGCCTGCCGTCCTTGGCGGCAGTGATGCGGTTAATCATTTCAACGAGGCCGCCGTCGACGGACAGCTCCATCTCGGTGATCTCAGCCTGAGTCAGGTTGAAGTAGAAGTCCTCGGTCCGGGAAACACCGTTATAGTCGGTGTAAGTCATAGTCTTTTTCAGCATGGTGTTTTTTCTCCTTTATTGTTAAAAATAAAAGGAAGCGGAGCCCTCGGTTAAGAGAGCCCCGCTTCACAGGTGGTTAGTGCGTTACAGTAAGGTTCGGCTGAATTAGCCGGCGGCCTGGGTATCAGCCTTCAGCAGCTCGATGACCTCGGAAGGCAGAGGCAGGCGGGCCTCAGCATCATCGGTGCCATACAGGATCTCCTCCAGGGCGGCCAGCTTGGTAGCGTCGGTCTTGGTGGAGTCGATGGTCAGGATGGCGGTGGACTTGAAGCCGGGAACCTCCACGGGGGTGGTGGTAAAGGTCCAGCTCAGGGTCATGGCCTCGGGAGAGTCGTTCACAGTGGAATAGCCGCGCTCAGAGGGAGAGGCCAGGGCGCCGTAGATCAGGTGCAGCTTATAGCCGTGGTCCTGACCGTCCACATCGTTACCGATCTTGGTACGATGGCTCAGGCCGAAGGTCTTACGGTTCTGCTGACCGATGGTCACGCCGGGGGCGACCTCTTCGCTGCCGTCGCAGGCAGCCCACTCATCGGGGTACATATAGGCCTCAATGGTGCCGCCGAAGTCCTCGGCCGCGATCAGGTTCAGGTACTTGATGTTGTCAGCATACAGGGCGTTAGCATCCGCACCGGAAGGGCTCTCGGTGATGGCGGTGATGCCATTCCAAGCCACACCCTTGCTGTAGGTGCCCTTGCTATCCAGAGGGTACAGTACGGCATGGTCGACGCCAGTCTCATACAGGCGCTCGCCAGTCTGGTCCCATGTCAGTTTGCTCATTACAGATTTCCTCCTGTTCAGTAATAAAGTGTGAACACATCATGGTTCAGGTTGTTCGATGTATAAGATCGGTCATGCGAGCACATAGGCAGCATGGCGATCTTATGAGGAAGGTCACTATCGGGATTCTTATAAATCGCGATGACCTGATAGCGGTCGTGCAGGTTGTAGGGACTGTTGTCGGCAAAGTCCGTTTCGATCTTGTCACGGGAGTATCGGATGCAGTCATACTGCATCTTCAAATCCTCAGGGGGTTGGAAATAGACATTCCGTGAGCCAAGCAGTTCCTCAAAGATTGTTTGAAGATCTGTTCTACGACTCATTGTAA